ATGATTTCTTTGAGCAAGAAGGATTAGATTCTTTTTCATTATATAACTTAGAGGATATAGCAGATGCCAAGGATGAATGATCAAACTAAGTTAGTATATGCACTAGAGCATATTGATCATCTTCATGATTTGATTGAGGGTAATTATTGGGAAGATTATTTACGTGAAAACTTAGATAGTTTAGAATATGTTCTTGAGGCACAGTTAACTGAATTTGAAAGAAAGAGAAATCGATGAAACAGTTATTTAAGAATCCGCAATTTGATAGTTATAAACAATTAAAAAAATTTGTGCTATCACCTTATTGTAAGTGGACGCATCTGGCAGAATCTATTCCTCCAAGTGATGAAGAATATACTCCTAGAGAAGATCCAAAATATAAGAATACTGATTTTTATGCTCATTCTTTTTTAGATAGACCAAGATCTGATGTTGTTAGATATCCTACTGTAGAAGATTCTGAGTATATAGATCTTGTGTCTACAGCATTATGTGATATAATGTTGTATAATGGATTTTGTATAAGAAGTTTTTATAGGATTTGTGCTAATGCCACTCATCCCTTTAAAGAAATTTATTCTACTGTACCCCATAAGGATCATCAATATGAACATGGAAATATCATTTTATATTTGACAGATGCTGGTGGAAAAACATTTGTAGAAACTGAAAATGATTCAGGTTCTTATGAATACCATGATCCTAAAGAGGATGATGTTTTTTTATTTTCTGGTAAACATTATAATGAAACACCAAAGGATAAAAGAAGAGTCATTATTGTCGCAACATTTATGTAATTATGATTAGCAAGGAAAAAGTTAGAGCACAAGTTAAGTCTAGATTTTATTATCTATTCTGGGGTGTAGCTACAGTATCAGTTGTACTTGGACAAGTATATGTTGGTTCTGGATATAGGATGTTTGCTCGTTCATTAAATAGAATTTTTGATACAGTTGAGGTTGAAGTTGGTAGAGATTATGGTCCTAGATTTTATTAAATGAGGATAGAAACTAGAGAAGCAATGGAAATGTTGTTTTCTGCAAAATGGAACTTGCCACAAGCAGCAAAACATTGTAATCTAACTCATAAGGAAATGAAAATTACCTTTAGTGAGTATTGTGCTTTACATGATGCAGATTATAAACCACCTGCACCTGCTATACAATTACATCTAAATTATGAAATCATTGAAAACCCCTCTTAGATATCCTGGTGGTAAGTCTCGTGCTTGTGCCAAGATGGATTTATACTTTCCAGACTTGAGAGAGTATACCGAATTTCGTGAACCATTCCTTGGTGGTGGTTCTGTTGCTATACATGTAAGTAAAAAGTATCCACACTTAAAGATTACTGTTAATGATCTTTATGAACCATTGATTAACTTCTGGACACAGTTGCAGCAATTTGGTGGTGATCTTACAGAGAAGATACGTAATTATAAATCAACTCATCCAGATCCAGAATCTGCTAAAGAACTTTTTCTTGAGTGTAAGAATAGAATAAATGATAAGAGTCTTGATTGTATAGAGAGAGCAGCAGCATTTTATATTGTTAATAAGTGTAGTTTTTCAGGACTTACTGAGTCTTCTTCATTCTCTAAGCAAGCATCAATATCTAATTTCTCTATGAGAGGTATTGAGAAGTTGCCAGGATATTCTGAGATAATTTCTCATTGGCATATTAATCAATATTCTTATGAGTATTGTTTTAGAGAAGATATTCATAATGATCTTTTTATGTACTTAGATCCTCCTTATGATATTAAGGATAATCTTTATGGTAAGAAGGGATCAATGCATAAAGGATTTGATCATGATAAGTTTGCAGAAGATTGTAATCAGAGTAAAGTAGATCAGTTGATTAGTTATAATTCAGATCAACTTGTCAAAGATAGATTTACTGGGTTACAATGGAATGCAGCAGAGTTTGATCTAACATACACCATGAGGTCGGTTGGTGAGTATATGAGAGAGCAACAAAAAAGAAAGGAACTTCTACTTTTTAATTATGGAATTAAAGGATTGGCTTAATAGTATTAATTTTAATAAGGATAATTTGATAGAAGATCCTACAGCGATTAAGGATTATCCTCCATATATTGTTAATCGTTGTCTATCAGGACATCTTGATTGTATTATGTTTGCAAATGAGATGAATAAATACTCTTTCCTTGATAAGGACATGCAATATTCATTTTATCTAAATACACTTAGGAAAAAGAAAAGATTTAGTCCCTGGCTCCGTAAGGATAAAGTCACAGACCTCGAAATCATCAAACAATACTATGGTTATAGTAACGAAAAGGCATCTAATGCTTTGAAGATATTAACCCCTGAACAAATTAAATTTATTAAACAACGACTTGATACTGGAGGAATGAAATGACTACTTCTACGCAGGAGCCTGAAGTAAAATGGTCGCAAGACCAGATGGTAGAGGTGCTTCTCAATGAACCTGATGACTTCTTAAAGGTTAGGGAAACACTAACAAGAATTGGTGTAGCATCTAGAAAGGAAAAGAAATTATATCAGAGTTGCCATATCTTGCATAAACAAGGAAGGTATTATATAGTACATTTTAAGGAATTATTTGCACTTGATGGGAAACACGCTAACCTTACTGCTAATGACGTTCAGCGTCGGAACCGTATCACTCGCCTTCTTTCTGATTGGGGTCTCATATCTGTCGTAAAGGCAGAATCAGTTACTGATATTGCTCCACTTAATCAAATTAAGGTTCTTTCATATAAGGATAAGGGTGATTGGATCTTAGAGCAAAAGTATAATATTGGTAAGAAAGGAAAGAAAGAGGAAACCGAATCATAAAGTAGGGGATACACCATCCCCTTTTTTTTCGTTACATGGTTAAATAGTATTGTACGCCGAAAGGGTACGCAATTCACACTCGCTTAACAAGGGGAACCATGAACGCACTAGCAAGATACCATGCTGCTAATCTTCCAGATCTTTTCGATAAGATTACTAAGAACAGCATAGGAATGGATGACTATCTGAATACATTTTTTAATTCAGATCTTCCACAATCTAACTATCCACCATATAATTTGATACAGTTAAATAATCATGAGTCAACATTGGAGATCGCACTTGCAGGGTTTAAGAAAGATCAGCTACAAGTCTTCACGGAGTTTGGAAAGTTATATGTCAAAGGCAAGAAAGAAGAATCAGAAGTTACTGGAACGTTTGTCCATAAAGGATTGGCCCAACGCTCCTTTGAACGGGTCTGGACGGTCACAGATGATACGAAGGTTGGATCCGTCAAGTTTGAGGACGGACTCCTCACAGTGGAGTTAAACAAGATTGTTCCAGAACATCATGCTCGGAAAAATTACTTAGGGGGAGAATTATGAAACTCACTACACCTTTTAGCATTATTAAAAATGCCCTTAGTGATCTCAAAAGAGTTCCTAAAGAGAAAAAGAAAAAGGTGAAGTCCTAAATAAAATTGAGTTCGAGATGGATCAGGGGTCTTTACAGACCCCTTTTTTCTTGCTATAATAATAAGGAATTTAAAAAACAATGATTTTTCTATCAAAACCATCTGTATATAATTTACCTGGCACATGGGAGAAACAACCTGATGCCATGATTCCCCATCTAAATCTTACTCCTGATCAAGGATTTATTCTATTCTTTGGTTTGGTTGTTGTAGGTTTAGTTGCTTATGGACTATACCTTACAGTAGGAGCAGGTAAGAAAGCATTAAGAGATCCTATTGATGAACATGCAAAGATGCATGAACTGGGAATAGCACATGGTCATGGAGGAAACAAAGAGGCATATGAGATGTCTGGTAAACTAACTAAGCATAGTCACGAGGATGATAATGCCTAAGCAAACCCTTAAGTTCACTATTCGACAAGATGGTTACGTAACTGAAGAGGTCACGGGAACCACATCACATGAATGTATAGAACTTACTAAGGAAATAGATAATAAACTTGGCGAATTAGAAACACGTCAGTTCAAACCAGAATTTTATTCAAACAATGTCTCACTTCTCCGCAATCAGAACGAAACTCAGGAACAAACCACAACTACAGGAGGCACTGGAGATACTTCAGTATGATGT